GTGGGAGATACGCGCTAACACTGACTTACGGCTTGCTTATATGCACGCGGTCGAGGATGAGACGGGCGCTATCGAGGTTATCAAGATTAAAAGCGCCGTCACGGAAGACAATTTCCCCGCGCCGTCGCCTGATGTGGGGATAGAGGAAACGCAGGAGCCCTTGGAAAAAGTCGAGCCCGAGGCCGAGGCGGAAGGCGTGGAGGCTATAGAGGGCGACTTTGAGATTGAGAAGGTAGACATTACGGGAGGTTTTAGCTAATGGCAAATCTTGACAGGATTGTGCAGGTTGATATAAGCCTGAACACGACGGGCGTTAGTAAGGAGGGCTTTTCCACCCTGCTTATCGCGGGCACGCATAACGTGAGCACGACGCGCGTTATCACTTATACGAGCGTTGACGCCATGATTGATGATGGCTTTTCGAGCACGGACCCGCTGTATCTGGCGGCGGCTGACGCATTCTCGCAGACCCCGCGCCCGAAGCTCGTGAAGATTGGCAGGATTGCGCCGCTGGGGCTGGCTGTTACGGTTAGCAAGATGGTTGAGGGCGGCACGTACAAGCTTAGTATTGTAAGCGGCGAGATGACCGAGGATTACAGCTTCACGGATACAGAGGGCACGGGGACGGGCGTTCTCGCGGGGCTGGCAGAGGCGGCGGCCGATTCGGCGCTCGTTGACGTGGAAGTGAGCGGCACGACGCTTAACATCACGCCGAAGACGGACGTTGATGTAGCAGTCAGGCCGGGGACGAACCTGTCCCTTTCGACGACTTCCGGCGAGGATATAGCCACGGCTATGGCGGCCATTGTGAAAGACGATAACGACTTTTATGGCATTGCGCTGGCGTCGAGGACGCAGACGGACATTCTCGCCATGGCGGCGTGGACGGAGACGCACAGGAAGCTTTTCGGCACGTCGATTGCCGAAACGGGCGCGTATAACAACGAAAGCACCAGTGATACCATGTATCAGCTGATGAACAACAATTACTACCGTACGTTCTGTTTTTATCACGCGGACGCAGAGACGGATTTTCCCGAGTGCGCCGTCTTTGCGCGTTGCTTTGCTATCAACCCCGGCGGCGAGACGTGGGCAAATAAAAAGCTGGCGGGCGTCACGACGGACCCGCTCACGGAGACGCAGTATCTCGCCATTACCAAGAAGAACGGCAACACTTTTGAGAAGTTCAGAAACGTCTCTATCACGCAGAACGGCAAGGTCGCGGCGGGCGAATGGATTGATGTCATTCGCTTCAGGGACTGGTTACAGGAGGAAATGACGGTCAACATCTTCAACCTGATGATTAACCGCGACAAGATTCCCTACACTGACGCGGGCATTGCCATGATTGAAGCGCAGATGAGGGCGGCGCTTGACCTGGGCGTTACGCGCGGCGGCATTGCGCCGCTGGAGTATGACAGCGACGGCAACGAAAATCAGTCTTACGTCATTACTGTGCCCCTTGCGGCGGACATCAGCGCGAACACTAAGGCGCTTAGGACGTTGGAGGACGTGAGCTTTACCGCGAGACTGGCGGGAGCTATCCACGCGGTCACTATCCAAGGTTCGCTCACTTACGAAAATCTGATTGAGGAGGATTAACGAATGCTTACCTATGACCCGAGAAAAAACATTGTCATTTTCGGCGTTATGCAGCTTACGGGCATGGCAGAAGACGACATGATTACCATCAAGCCGCACGGCGACGGCATCAAACCCTATGTAGGCGCTGACGGCGAGGTCGCGAGGAGCCTTGACCCAGACATGACCTATGAGGTCACTATCTCGCTTTCGACGGCGAGCAAGTCGAACGAGTACCTTTCTAAGCTGTATAACAGTGACAGGAGCACGGGAAGCGGCGTTTATCCCCTGCTCATTAAGGATATGAGCGGTTCGACCATGTTCTCTGGGCAGGCCTATATTGCCAATTTCCCCGAGAGCAAGCGCGGGCGCGAGATTGGTACGCAGTCGTGGACGTTCTACACTGACCAGATAACAAATCCTATCGTGGGAGGCAATGACTAATGGCAAAACCTGTTGAATACAGGCAGGGCGAGACGGTGTTTTATATTCACCGTTTCCCCGCCTTTCAAGCTATGACGGTGCTGGGCGACTTACAAAAGGTGCTTCTTCCTGCCCTTGGCGGCGCGATGGGCACGGCGAAGGGCATTGACCTTGATTCGCAGGACATGGCGGCGCTGGGCGCGGTGCTCACTGGTATTTGCGACAAGCTGCCCGAGTACATGGACGCAGAAAAGATGGGGCACTATATGCGCCTTCTTTTGATTGATTCCGAGAATATCGGCGTCAAGACGCGCGACGGCGTGATAAAGCTCAACGAGTATGTCATTAACGACATTTTCGACGGGCACCCGCTGGACATTCTCGCACTGATGGCTAAGGTGATTAAGGTAAATTTTATGGATTTTTCGCGGCTATGCAGTCTCCCGACTGGCGTGCGAGAGGCGTTCGCAGGGATAGACCAGAAATTCCGGGCGAATGTAGCCGCGAATTTGAACAGCTAGGCTTTATCTATCGCGCCATTGACGCGGGGATGGTTACTTTTCACGAGGTCGCAAGCGGTGAAGCGTCGCTTGTTGACCTTGTGAGAATTAACCACTACTTGGATATGAAGGCAGATATTCAGGCTTATTACATGCAGAGACAGCAAGAAAAGCACAGGAGGTGAGACGATGGCAACGGTAAGAGATTTAATAGTGCGTGTGCTTTTTAAAAGCGATACGGCGGCGGCAGACAGAGCTATCAACAGCGTTAAGCAGAGCTTGGGGAGCATCGCAGGAGTTGCGGCGGCGGCTGGGGGCGCGTCGGGCTCATCACTTGCACGTGGCGCATCAGCGGGCGCGAGGAGCTTTACGAGCGCGGCGGCGACGATAAGCAGGGCTATGAGCAGCGCATCAGCGAGCGCGGCGCGTTCAATGCAGACGATAAGCGCGAGTGCAAGACAGGCGGGCGGTGCTATCCGTGCCGCATCAGAAAGCGCCAATATGCTGGCTGTGACCTTCGCCGGGGCACTGACTACAGGCAACATCAAGCAAACAGCTGACGAAATGATGAGCTTAGACGGGCGCTTGCGCTCGGTCGTGAGCAATGACAAAGAGCGCTACGAGCTAGAGGACAAACTCTATAACATGGCAGTCGAAGACCGTTCAAGCTTCGCGGCAAGCGGCGACTTATTTTACGGTGTAGCGCAAGGAACAAAAGAGATGGGCGCGTCGCTTGATGATGTCATACGCTTTACGCAGATAGTGCAACGTTCGCTTGTCGCGGGTGGCGCAGGAGCGCAACAGGCGGCGGCGGTCGCATTACAGCTAACTCAGGGCATTCAGTCTGGGGTCTTGCAAGGCGACGAGTTTCACAGCTTGCGCGAAAATGCGCCAGACTTAGTTCGCGACATGCTGGAAGATGCCGGGTACACGATGTCAGACGCTAAAACGCTTTCGGAAGAAGGTGTTATGACTACTGATTTTGTCTTTGAGCACATTTTAAGTGCTGGCAGTAAAGTAGATGAGCGGTTCAACAGGATGCCTGTCACGATGGGGCAGGCTATGCAGAATGCGTCTAACGTCTGGGATAAGTTCATCATGGGCGTTGAGCGCGACAAGGGCGTATTTTCGACTATTGGCACGGCCATGAATAATGCGTTCAGGTATGCAAGCGAAGAGGCAAATACTTTTCTTTATCTTTTCAACGATAAAAACCAAAGTGAGAACCCCTTGGTCTTTGCAAGCATGGCCGTAGACCACCCCATATTAGCCACGCTCGTTGCTGACTTGCGCGAGATTGGCGAGACTATCGAATGGGCTAAAAATCAGGTTGTCGAGCTGGGGACGATGATACAAAAAAAGCTTGGCGGCATAGACCCCACATTCTTAGGACATCTAGCAACAGCGGCGGTCATCTTTGGCGCTATTATTGCCGTCATTATCCCTATAGGCGCGGCTTTTGCACTAGTGGGGGCGGCTATTAGCGGCCTAAGCGTGCTATTTACTGCGCTCGGCGCGGTCGCGGGCGCGGTCATGGCTGGTATCAGCGCGCTGTTTTCGCCTGTCACTTTGGCGATTTTTGCTGTTGTGGCGGCTATAAAATTCGCTATGGAGCACATGGAGCTTTTAGAAGCTGTGTGCTCCCCGGCGCTAGAGCTCATCAAAGGCGGTGTAGAGGCCTTACAAGAGGCATGGGCTAACTTGCAACCGTTCATTGCGGCGATTATGCCCCCTGTTGAGTTTTTAGCGACGCTTATAGGCGGGGCGCTCGTTGGCGCGGTCGTGGCGCTGTTCACGGTGGCAAGCGGTGTTTTTGCGGCGATTGCGGGCTTAATTCAAATGGTGACAGGCTTGATGGAGACTTTTGGCAATGCTATCCAGTGGTGCACTGACCAGCTATCAAGCCTTTTGGGGTGGCTAGACAGCGGCATAAGCAAGATTCAGGCCTTTTTAGGCTTTCAGAGCCAGATTGGGGGCATCGGTGGCGGCGCTGATGCGGCTATTGCGGCTCAGGTCGGAAGCTGGGGCGGGGCGCAGACGAACAACTATACGTTTAATG